TTCTAATGGTATTTTTGGTACGACCTTGAACCTAACTCCTAATTGATAGGCGACCTCTCTCCTGGTCTTACCATTACTAAAATCTGTAACTTCTATGTCGTGTGGTGCAAAATGATCTTTGTAAACATAATCTTTATCCTTAATAATTTGCACATAGTGTGGTAATCCTTGACCTCGTTCTTCGTGATAATCAATAATATTTACTGATCTTCCTAACTGCTGATAAAATATTATGGCACTATGATCTGACACTCCCAAATCCCATGCTGTTGATACTGGTAGACTTGGATCGTATGGTACTCTTGTCAGTTGCTTTTTATCTTCCATCTTTGCTATTACATCTGAATATACTGAACCTTCTATGTTTGCTATCCAATCACATTCAAACTCTTGCAGGTATTTCTTTTCACCCATAACTTCTTTTGCCTTTTGAAGTTCTTCATCATCTACAATCTTAGTATCTGATGCTTTTGCTTTGTAGTTAAACCAATCATCTGCACCTTGTGCGTGTTGGTATAGTTCATAGAAGTTATTGTTCATGCCTTGTGGCGTACCTATGAATACGCAGTACCCTTTTCTGTCACTTAGAGCTGGTCTAATTATTTCAGGAAACAATCTTTCGTTTACATTTGCGTACTCATCAATCACACAACCATCAAGGTATATACCTCTTAAGCCATCTGAGTTCTCCGAACCTAGTAAAGTTATTCTGCTGCCATTCGGCAAATCCACACGCAACTCTGTTTCGTTAAATTTTGTATAAGGTATCTTTGCTGTAAACTGTTTCATATAATCCCAAGCTATAGATTTTGCCTGTTTGAAGGTGGGTGCTATATAGGCATACCTGGGGTTCTTATTTTTGGACAGCAATGCTGACCTAATTAAATGATTGATCATACATACTGTTTTGCCAAATCTTCTATGACAAACTAACACGTTCCATCTGTTCTCTGATATTTTCTTATGTAGATATGCTTGGTGTTTTCTTGGTGTATAGGGTATTTTAATATCCATATCTAGTGTATCTTCTTGCTAGGCATATCATCAACTGATTCAAAATCAAAGCTAATACAAAGCATGACATAGTTAATAAATAGCTGCGAGGATATTTCTGTAGGAAAACCAACAAACTTAATTATGACATCATTGTTATTTTTGTCAACATAAGCAACTGATTCTATATCTTCTAGGTTAAAATCCTTCATATACCATATCTAGTTTATTTGTGGTGGTCTGGCAAGATGAAGATGTGTCTGTGGATAAGGGAGTCCTCGAGTCCCATGTATATATATATAATAACATGCGGTGCGATCTAGGGGGTAGCCAGGGGTCAAGATTGCAAAAATGTAGGCATAGCTGTACAATATATACAAATTAGGGTATTGAGAATAAAAGATTATTAATAGTAATTCCTATAACTACAATATATCAGAACACCGATTAGTATAAGGTCAGTAATGTTGACCGATATTATAACGCTAACGCTTGACGCTGCCGCTTTGTAAAATGATACTGACCTTTTAATTATTCTCTCAGGATCGCACAAAAAAAAACCCCCAATAAAATTAATTATCAGGGGTTTAATTGTTTGTTATTAACTTTATTTTTTTCTTATTGCCTCTGTCATCTTACCATTACCAAGAATAAGGTATGTGTGAACATCTTTATAATTTTCATAAACTTCATTATATTCTTGAATAGCATTTACTTCATCTGTTGCGTTTACAAAAATAAAACTATCTCTTAATTTATTTTGATTGTATGGAATATTCTTATTAAACTTAAGAACTCCAATTTTAAAAGATTGTTTAGTCATTTGTTTACCTCTTTTGTTTATTTGTTTAATTTCTTTATATATCCATTTTATATATATGCAAGTATTATTTTTAATTAAATTACATTAGAATTATTCTAAACTACATACTGTTGCATAAATATCACACATAAAAAAAAATATACTTTTAGGATTGACAATGATAATTAATTATACTAAATGTATATTGTGTTTAATTTGTTAGATATGAATAAATCACTTGCTGAGTGCAAGAACAAATTAAGCACTAAACAAATGAAAGGAAAAACAATGACAAAAGAAACAATAAAACAATGGGTTGAAGATAGAGTAAAAGATGAAGAGATACATTTGGAAGATGTTATAGAACATGGTTGTGTATCTGGTTGTGTTTCATCATTAATTTATTATTCAGATACAGTTAAATTTTATGATAAATTTGAAGATGAAATATGGAATATGTTGGAAGAAGATACAAACCAATTTGGAAATGACAACATTTTACAAACTATTTCACAATTTAATGGTGCTAGAAATGTAGGGGGTTTAGATCAATTTAAAAATCTTCTTGCTTGGTATTCAGTTGAAGAAACTTGCAGAAAGATACTAGACGAAAAAGAAAAAGATGAGGTCGCATAATGTATAAAATAAATATCATAAAACATTATAAATATAAACAAGCCTGGCTAGACTGGTTAAAGTATAGAAAACCAATACCAAACCATATAACACCAATGAAACTTAATAATTTAATTGGCGGTTATGGAACATATAACAAACTAAAAAAGGGGGAATAATGATTATTAAATTATTTGGTAAGCAAATAACAATCAATAATAAAAAATGGCAGCAGGATTTATTAGCTTGGAGCTTACTAAATAGAACAGAAATAGTAATTGCTATTGCTAGTTTTATTCTTGGAGCTATAATATTTTAAGGGGTATATATGATTGAATTAAAATTAATATCAACAAGTGGTGATATGCACACAGGTGGATTATCAGACAAGCCAACAAAAATAAATATAGATTATAAATATAAAAGATCAGTTGATGCTTTTTTAAAACATCAAAATATATTTCATAATAGTGCTTTTGATAAATCATTTCCAAATAAAACAAGTCAAAAAGCATATAAAAGATATGTTAAAAGTTTTAACAAACTAAAAGAACTTGGAATATTTGATTGTAAATGGGAGTTTAGAACTGGTTGGAAATATGCAGACGAATAAACAACTAACACAACAACAAAATTTAAGGGAGTTAGCGAAGCTAACTCTATTAAATATTTTACAGACTAAAGGTCTTTACTATCAGAAGTATCAGAGATTGTATCAGCAGAAACATCAATCAAATTATCCTGATTATCTTCCCAAGAAATTCTAATATTACTATCTGATTTAAGATCAATCTTTTGCTTTTCAGTAAACAAAGAAGATACTCTTGGAGCTAACCATTTTAAATAATTAGCTCTTTCTCTGATAAAGACGAGCATATTAGGATCTACATCTGGATTATTATTATTAAATAAAACTAACATTTTCTCAACTAAAGTCTTGATCCCTCGTTCTTGAGCTAGTTCAAATCTCTCTTTTGTCTTTGGATTTTGATCTAAGTATTTGTAAAGCGTGTTCAATTTGATCCGTAAATCTTTTGCCAATTCGTACAGAGTTTCGCCATCTATTATACGATCTATTATAGTATTTAGTTCTGTATCTGAGAGTGTTAGCTCTTTGCTCTTGGTCTTGGATATATCTTTTGATTTCGTCATCTGTTTTATTTTTAAAGTTCTTTAAGTTCTTTAACATATTTATCTTCGCTTGAATATCTATGTTATTGTTTCTGTATAAACCTTTATATTTCCTGGTCCTATGATCCCAAGATTTACTAGCTTTGTGATAGGTACAGAGCATACGTCTTGACGTTGGAGTGAAGTACCCTTTACACCTGCATCTTTTACCAGAGTGACGAGCTATTGCCTCACATTGTATCTTTATTTTTCCCAAGGTTTAATTCCATTTTTAATATTAAATTCTTTTTTCTTTTTGTATGCAAAGTTCTTTTCCTTTGTAATCTTCTTTAGTTCCCTTTGTATTATTCTGGGATCAACTATATTTTTTTTACGAGCCAGTTCCTCTTTTCTCTCAATAGCTAGTTTACAATAATAGACATTTTTAGTATCTGCTTTAAGGTCAGGCAGGGGTAGAGTGGCTAATTCATTTATTGTATCATCAAGATTACCTTTATTCTTACCTATTATTTTATCTATTGTATTATTGTATATTAATGTTTCTTCTAATGTCTTTACATTTGAAACATTGGATGTATATTTTTGAAACATACCTGTTTCATATTTAATAAACTTATTATTTATAGAATAAGTTTTACCAGACTTCCCCTTTATAGTAGAAATTATATTTAGTTTGGTAAGAGTTTGTAATGTTCTGTGAATTGTAGTGCGAGAAAGTCCTGTATCCTTTTGAATTGTAGAGTGCCTTAATCCTGCCTTATAATCGTTAGACTTCCAACAATATTTCATCAAGGATAAATAGACCGACAGACAGTTAGCTTTCTTAGTACCTGATACCTTATCTAAATGATGGTAAAGAACATAGGTAATATGTAAAAAACCCCTAGTCTTTAGCATACTTACATACCTTTTTATGATTAGCTTGTAGGTCTAGCAAGATTGACAACCATTGCTGCTCGTTCATTACCTCAAATTCTGTCTGAGAGCTTGTTATACGCTTGATCCTAAAGGTTAGGGTAGTTGGGGTCAAATTCTTATAGAACACTAAAAAACAGGGTATATTTAAGCGTTTAGCGACTATATTTACAAGGGTTGTAGCTTTATATTTCTGTCCTTTGTCATAGCAAGTCTCAAGTATAGCAAGTGGCTCGTAGCAGTGTGGACAACATTCAATACTATCAATATCAATCATGGCAATATTTTCATATTTCCTATGCCAATCGTTATAGCTGCCATTACTAAATGCGTAGGTCCATCTAGCCACGAACAATCCTTTTGTGAGTGTTATCCATCATGACCCATTGATCTGCCATAGCTTTAGCAAAGCCATCAAAAAATTTAGACCTATTTTTTTGTCTATCCTTACCACCTTTGTTAAACCAATTACCAGGTATCTTTGTGCTTTGTCTTTTATAAATTATATTTGTAGGTTTTAATTCAGGTAAATTTTTTAACCATAAACAAGTTTTTTTTTGAACAGGATGTCCATATTCATAAGGTTGTATTGTTTGTGTGTATTTAGGTAAAGCAAAAATTCTACTTGATATAGGATTTTCAACACAGATTTTATTTATTGGTGCATTGTACAATGCCATAAAAAATTCTTTAGCTTTCAATCCTAACTTATATCTATCTTCATTAAGTTTACCTTTAGGATATAAAAATCTAGCACCAGCATTAGATAAATATGTGCAAGGTGGATGAGCAATCATAAGATCCCAACCTTTATCTAAATATTTTAATACATCCCCTTGATAATGATTGCCTGGACTTTCAGTAGGAAGTATATCACAAGACCAAGCATCATGTCCTTTAGCAGTAAAGGCATTTCTAACTATACCTGAATACTCACAAGCTACTAATACTTTCATTTTTGTTTTATAATTTGATTTGCAATTGTTGTCCAAGGATTAAGATCGTAATCTAATTTACTACAACCTGTTAAGATTATTAGTATTAATATTATAAAATATATTTTCATTTATTTTTAAGCACTAGAATTATATTATCTTTTAGTTCTATTTCTTTTTCCAGAGCAAGTATTATATCAGATTGTTTTTGTATAAATTTTTTTTGGCGTTTGATTTCAGCTTGACATTTTTTAAGTTGATTAGGACAACCTATCTCTTCAAACATTTTTGAGTTTGTCATTTTAAAACTTCTATTTTTTTTACAACAGATCGTGGATAAACTGTAGTGTTGCCAACAGTAAGTTCGCCATCATCATCAAAGCTATGCGAGGCAAATATAATAACTTTTTTTTGATCTTTATATAATAAGTAACCAATGTCATCACACCAACTATAATTTTCTTCAAGTGCCTTTTTCAAAGACATCCACTCAGGATTTGAGGTTGGATCTTGCCAATAGATACGTACTCGTTTGTACTTAAACTTATTTTGTTTCTTCATATTTCCACCACGCTTTGTAAAGATCATCAAGCGATACTTCTTTTTTAGTTACTTCTAATATCTTCTTTACCATTTTTGGTTTAGGAAATCTTTTTTCTTTTGACTCCAAACAATATCTTTGACTATTTGTTGCTGGATTAATTGATCTTATTCCTAGCATAGTTCCTAATGTGTAGTGTGATATGCCTTGTTTTTTTCGCCATTCAGCTAGTGTCATTTTTCTCCTTTGTTTATTAACCTTTATGTATCTATATATAGTATATAAAAGATTTGACAAGCGTTTAGATTAGCTGTAAAACAAAGAAAACAAACAAATGAAAGAATATTTTTGTAACATAAATGGTGGTCTAGGATTAGACCATTGGTCGCCAACAAGTTCATCAATGCCTTTTGCAAAGTGGATAGTCAACTATGGTTATCATACACCAAAAGAAAGAGATGGGTTCTTGATGAATTACAAACCAAGAATAGGCAATCTTACAAACAACACAGCTCAAAGATTAGTATGTGATTATAGATATTTTAAAGATAAAAAAATTAAAATAGAAAACAGAAACTACAATGAAATATACCAACAAGAACTATCTGATATAAATAAATACGAACCTATAGATGAGAAAGATAAATACGCAAGAGATCACATTGATGAATTATCTCACAAAATAATTAATCAAATAAAAAAACACCACAAAGAAATATTTAAAAATGAAAAGACTGTTGCCGAAAGATACGTTGCTCAATCTGTTAAAAAATTATGGCACGACATAGTTGGTCGTATTGATTATGAGTCAACTCATTTGTTTGATGAGTTAAAAGTAAAACCAAGCAAACTTTTTAAAAGAAAAAACAAAGATGAATATTATTGGAAACAACAAGAACTAAGTGAAGATTTAATATTTGATGACTATTGGAAACAAGTAGCTTTTTATTATAAATGCACAGGCAAAAAACCATTCTTGTCTTTAGTAAACGAAGATGATTATATGATACTTGATGATACGCATGAAAAGATGAGAGCTGATCATTTAGAATACCAGTTTAATTTAATGACAAATAAAATTTATAGATGGGAGCAGATGATTATATATTGCAAAGGCAATCTATCTGAACTTGCTAACATAACAGAAGAGCCAGACCTTAATCACTACTACCACTATAAAGACACAACAGACAAACAAAAACAAACAATAAAAGAGCTATGGGGGTTAAACGCATGAAAAAAAATATGGAAATATGGAACGCATTAAATAAAACAAATCCTGACTTTACAACAAAATTTAATAAGTTTGGTGGTAAAGAATTAACAACTATTGATGCACATTACCAAATACAAATGATGACAGATTTATTTGGTCCAGTAGGTAAAGGTTGGAAATATAATGTTGAATATAAATATCAAGATGGATTGGTGTTCGCAGAGGTTTGTGTTCAATATTATCAAGATCATAAATGGTATGAATATGGACCAGTATGTTCAGTACAAAATTTATCTAAAAAGAATGGTGGATTAGATGATGAAGCACCAAAGAAAGCTA